ATCGAAAATGAAACGCCGCACTGGTTTCTTAGAGATAACCAAACCATAGTGAGATCAGTAATGATCCAATATGGCTAAATACAACGGACTATCTTTAATACAAAGATCAAAACCGGGTATTTTCTCTAAGGCAAGGAATTTACAAATGATATCATTTGTAATCCTCAAATTCCGCTCTCATAAACAGAGATTCTGTCTGAATCGAGCCTCGTCTATTGAAGACAAGAACCGATCCATACACACAGCAGATAGCGAGTTGCTCAACTTTAAATTAGTTGACAAACCATCTTCTGTGGGAATAAAACCAAAAGGTCCCTTTACTAACCGAGATAAACGTTCCATCTGACCTTTACGGACAGTAGGAATAGATTTATAGAGGTTATTAACGGAATCTTCGGAAAGGCAAACACCTTTATTAACTAGATCTAAAAGAATAGAAGGAATACCTTTTAAACTTTTAAGACCTACTAATAGGTTCTTTGCTCCTACTGGGGAGACTTCACCCTTAAAAGTGATTAGTCTTTTAGCAAACTCGAACGAATGCTTAGAAACTAATGACTTAGAAAGGTTAATCTCCACACCTAAGACTTCAGTCATCAAATGATGATAACTGAAGGACACGGCGGTGTTAGCGATAACTATGTCATCTCCAAGTAACGCATAATCCACAAAATTGTGTATTCCTACACGATTAGCGGCTATACGTACTAGGGTATGATGAGTTAAAGCCAACATGGCTCATGAACTCAGTGCCCCCATAGGTTGACCAACTGAGTACCGTAAAGGTTTCCCTTTATAGTACCAGTCTCTTTTAGTTAGGATATTAACCCAACTATCGGACATTTGATCTCCAATAAGACGAGATAAAACTTGTCTTTGGATATCAATAGGTAATCTATCGGTTGCTGAACTTAGGTCATAGGAATAGAATGTCGCATCTTTCTCCAACATAAGGTCATGACTGACCAAATGTCGGATATGTTCGACGGGTCTATTTTGATCGAAGGTTCCATCCATAGGAAGAGAATCTAAGATTTTAAATATACCGTCGGATAAGGGACGAAATACCGATTGGGTAATAACGTCCGTTATCGCGAATATTCTAACTTTC